CCCCCAGAATTTTGGCTACGTACGTCATATACAACAGGAGTAGTAGGTTCTTTTTTATAAGGATCACATCCAGTATTTAATTCACCGGTTGTTGTTACTATATCAGAACCACTAAATTCACCATTAATAAATTCACTTTCATCATCGTGAGTGAATGAAAGTTGACCTACAGGAGTATTATAAATTCCTGCCCAACTTTGTGTAATATCTGAAGTTAAGATAGCACCACCGTTCGAACCTGTAATAGTTTCTAATGGGATAGATTCAAATTGGTTTGTTGGAGTATATTCTCGAGCCCCATTAACTAAAGTAGCAGTTTGACCTATACTGCCTGTATATTCAGGTTGGGAGAATGTAGTTAAGGGGGCACGATATCTATTTCTTTCTAATAAATGCTGTTTAACAACTATTCCGGATGCTAAAGATGTTCTAGCAGGAATGTAATCATTAATCATCTTAAATAAGGAATTATCAAAATATTTGATAAGTCTTATATAATCATATACATCGTAATTATTTTTATATTTTAGAAAATAATTATCTCTAAGTGTATTTAATAGAGGATAATAATTTAAAGAAGAAGAAGCAAATCTAGGATCACCAATATATTCAGATACATCAAAATATCCTATAGAAGATACAATATCATCATTTATTTCATTTTGTGGAGAAAAAGCTGCTTCAAGGTAGTTAATATCAGCAGTATAACTACTACTAATATAAGGAGTTTGTTGAATTGAAATATATTTTGATAGAGTATTACCTGAAGGTAAAACTAAAGATTCAGGTGAAATTTTATCACTAATTCTATTTTTAATACCTACAACAGGTTGATCTGAAAAGAAATATTCAGTGTTATTAGAAAAAGAACCACTTATATAAAAACTATTACCTCCATTAAATGAAGAAGTAGTAGTCCAAGACCCAGTTACTTTAGGATGAATAGAATTAGAACCAGTATATAATTCACCACCTAAAGAGGCTCTAAATACTAATTGATCGGGGCTAGTATTAGTTTCATTACCCTCGATAGATTGAGGATTCATTATGTAGTCTTTAAATACACTTTCACTAATAGATACATCAAAATATCTAATTTCTTGGAGTGAGCCACTAAATTTTGAATAAACAGAAGCACTAGCAAAGTATGAAATAGTTCCATTTATCCATTCAGTATCATCTACCCCACTTACTGATTGTGACGCATAAAATCCAAGTTGTGAACCATCAGATCCAGAATAAATTTTATTACCAGCATATAATGTAACTACATTACTATTTAAAGTAGCCATTACTGACCACCAATTAGTATCAAAAAATGGTAAGTAAACACTACTAGTAGTTCCATCTACAGATAATACTAAATTAGCATATTTGTTATAAGGATCAGGAATTGAGCCACTATATGAACCTGAGGTATAACCTGAACCTGTGTATGTAAGATACAATTCAACATTAGTATCTAATTTCCATAAACTTTGTGAAGGGGTGGAAATAGCTGAATCTAAGTCTGGGGTTTTAAATCTAAATTGGACTGTAGATGGGGTGGTTGATGACCAACTATTATTAATTATCCAACTAGAAGATATAAAACCACTAGCTTCAGTATCAAATTTATAATTGAATTTATTTTGCCATAAATCCCAATCATTAACATTAATCCTATCTTTACCACCAAATTCACTATAACGAAGAATAGTATTAGGAATACCATAAATGTTAGATAATGCTTCTAATCCTTTAAGTGTTCCTTTACGTTTAATAATATATGGGAGACTATGGTAAATACGTTTATAAACGCGCTTTTGCATGTCATCTAATGGAAGCGCGTCATTTGAAGAAGTAACGTAGTTAGTAATGTATTCTACAAAAGAATTAGGGGTTACATCTAACCCACCAGTAGCATTAGTAGGTAATGAATAACTTCCAGATGTATTATACCCAAAGAAAGCTGAGTATAAATCATTAGTAGAGAAATTATTTTGGTAAATTTTTAAACCAAAATCTTTAATAATATCTGCTACTAAATCTTTAGATACACCATAATTAATTCTATTATCAGCATTAAATTTATTAGATACATCTTTGATATAAAGATATAAATTATCATAATGTTGACCTAACATATTAACAAACAGTCCTAATGGAGCATTTGAAGGATCTTCTTGAAGATATAATGGAATAGATTTAAATAAATTATCTCTATTATCAGTATCATATGAAGAACCACTTAATAACTGAGTGGTTAACCAATCTGTAGCTTCTGAGGAGGTAGAATCATATAAAATATAAGGTGGTTCTGAATTTTGTTTGGGCCAGGCATATGAACTTGAAGCTTGGTATAAATAATTTTCATACCCATCAAAATTAGATATAATATTATCTATTTTATTTTCCCAAATAGCATTACTTGAAGAAGCATAAAATGATGAAGTATTAAACGATAAACTAGCACTATATTGATATTCTTCTAATAATGTAACTTTATAATAAAAATTAGCTAGCCTTTCATAAGCAGAAGAAAATTTAATAAAATTAGAATAGTCTGTATAATCAACGTTTATACTAACACCTTTTTGATTTAATACATTGTTTAACTGGTATTGTAAACTTGATGTTTGAGATGTTGTTAAAGAAGAATAAGTAATATAATCCGTAGAATTATTTATTTGATCCTTATAACTTATATTATAGTTAGGACCTTGTAGTTGAATTCCTTGAGTAAGGATATCATCAATATAGTTTTTATAGTCTAACTTATAGGATACTGAAGCTGCTATTTTTTGGACTACCCAACATTCATCCTTTAAGTTAAATTGTTGAGGTAAAGCTTCATATAATTTGATTAATATTGTAGGATTATTTTCATCACTATTATCTAATAAAACATTATTAGCTATAATTAAAGTATCTCCACCAAAATTTAAATAAAAATCAAATTGAGTAGGTGAAGTATTTATAATATTAGATAAAGCTAAAGAAGAATTAACAACATCTATATTAGAAATATTATTAGTATCAAATCTAATTTCAGTTCTGTCAGAAGAAATTTCAGATATAAAATAAGAAAAATCTATTGAAGAAGAAAGTAAATTAGATAATATATTATAATTTAGATAAAAAGTAGACTCAATTTCATTGTCAAATATAGTTGGCGAACCTAATATAGCTAAATCAACAAAACTAGAAGTTAAATTAATAGTTAAGTTATTATCTAAAATTGAATAACCTTCATTGTAATTACTAGCTAATAAATTATTATTAGAATCATATAAATGAGATTCTACATAATTACTAAAACTATCAAATGATGATAATTCTATATTAGATGAAATTAAGTTAGTATCCTGAACATCATATGTTTGATATTCGAATTCCTGGGCAAGGGTTGGGGTGAATTTATATTGTTCAGCCATTTATACTACCAGTTTGGGAAGCTAGACTAGCTAAGGATTGGTTTAATTCTAAATTTATTTGTCTAAGAGAAGTTATTTCTTCTAGTAATATTGCTACTTCTTCATCATTAAAAGTAGAACCTACATATTCTTGACTAGTTTTAATAAGATACTCATGAGAATTTGTTTCTCCAAATTTAGGTATATCAAAAAATAAACTTTCGTAACTTTGGAAAAAATTATTTATTTGTTGTTGGGTATCTATAGGTTGAGCAGTTGCTGTAGGAGTTGCTAATCCTAATTGAGAAAAAGAAGTATCAATTACCTTCTGGTATTGATTTTTATCATAAACTCCTTTTACTAAAGTAAACTTTGTATTAGTCATTATCCCTTAGCTACTTTAAAATAATAATTATCGTCCAAAACTAAAGTGCTATTACTAATAGTAGTTTCAATTAATATTTTGTAATATCTTTCTGGTTCTAAACCATTCATATAGATATCAAAATAACTTGAAGTTGTATCAGCACTAATTTTAGTATAAGTTGTATCAAAATTAACTACAAATTCATTAGTATCTAAATCTTTGATAGCATAGTATGATGCTGTTGGTAAATAATATTGTTTAGTATATAACGAAGAAGTAGTCCACACTCTAGATGGGTTTTTAGGTCTACAATTAATTCTAAATCTATTAATACTTTCTGAGTAGAATGTTCCTGGATTATCGTCTAAAGAAACATATACTGAAGGAGTAGTAATTTCTGTAATAGCTGAGGAAGTAGAATATGAGAAATCATCCCATCTAAATTCTAATTGTGGGGGATATATTGTATTAGTATCAATAGAAAAATATTTTAATTCTATATCACTTCCAGTTATAAATTCTTGAGATGGAGATTGTCTAACAATAAATCCGTAATTTGATAAACTTCCACTATACCAGTTATGAACAGTAGATGTTACGTTAAAATTTAAATCTTTATCATCATATAATGAAAAACTTTGACTAACTTCTACATTGGGATATCCTAAGTTTGATGATCCCGTATACCAAATTCCACCACCTGGGTATACAGATGAAGTATAAGATGCTGTAGCATATGCTGGGAGGGTAAGAATACTGGTTTTCCAGCTAGTGTTTTCACTATCAGTATAAACCCAGCTAGCACCATCAGTGCTAATAGGTTGATCTAAATATTTACCGGTTCCATTTACCCAAGTTTGTGCTACAGGATTAACTAATACTGTTGAAGTTTCTGTTAAACCAGTAACAGTTGATAAATAACATCTTAATTGAGTTGACCAGGGGTTAGTTCCTATTTTATTTTCTAGAATATCTGTAATTTCATCACTTGAAAATTGCATAAGAAATCTAGAAGCATGAGGGACTTCGTTACCATAAGGACCAAAAGTAGTAGTAGTAGCTTCTACTATTTCATCTAATCCCGTATTCATTTGAGGGAATAGAGAGTATAATGTAGTATCTTGGGTGGGGAAAATTTTATATACTGCCATGATCTTATAGAGTTACTACTTTACCTTGAATATCAGTGTTTGGGTTTTTTACTTCAAAAATCATAGGATCAATAGAAGGATAAATTACATTATTCAATCTTGCCCCTTCTAAATCATATGCATATGCCGAGTATCCTGATCCTACTTTATTTATTATTTCTAAGTTTTCTACTGTTTGAACACCTTCAACATTATCTATTAATACATTTAATTCTTTTAATAAAATAGGCTGATTGAACTGCCAATTATCAATTTGAAAATAATCTTTTAATGCTGTTATACAATTAGCTATAACTTCATTATTATTATATTCTGGGAGGGTTAAAATTTCAAAATTTACTCCAATATTAATAATAAACCCATCTTTAATAGATATTGAATCTCCAATTACTTTAAATTGAGAAAGATAAGTTTGAAGATTTTGTTTTAATGCTGCTGAAGCATAATTTAAAGTTCTATCATTATTTTTACTTAAGATATATAAATCTAAAGTAGAGGGGATTTCACCTGGGAGTAGGTTAATAATTTTACTCTTTTCTACATATGCTTTAGATATAGATCCATACTTAGAAGGCATTGATAAAGCTCTAACTAAGTAATCATCTGGGGTTACATTTCGTTGTTGGGTTGAAAAATTAGATATAGCATTTTGTCTAATTTGTATTAAAGAATCTCCATCACCCCCACCACTAGCTGCATTAGGATTATTTACTTGAAGACTATTAAAGTAAGTATTGGCATTAGCATCACTAGTAATATTATTATTATAAAAACTAATATTACCACTTAAAGAATTTAATATATTAGAATTTACATTTGAACTTACTCCACCCCCAATTAAGTATGTTACTGTTAAAGTAGTATTAACAGGTGCAATACCATAAGTATTTGTAAAAATAAAGTTAGTAGGTGAATATGCTGTTGTAAGTTTGTCTTTTTCAAATGGTAAACCTAAACCTACATTGTTAGAATTAGGAATAATTTCTTCATCAGTATCTGCAGAGTTTCCAGCACCGAATTGGATTTGAAGACTTGTAGGCGATGTAAATCTAGTTGCAAATCTTCTTTGGATTTGTTTAAGTTTTAATAAATAAGGAACTTCTGATGAGTTAATTGAAAAATTAGGATCATTAGTATTAGCATTTTGGATAGAGTCAAATACTACATCTTGAGCTAAATAATCAACTTCATACCAAGTATTTCCATTACTATCCCTTACATCTAAAATTCCTATAATATTATTATCACTAATGGCTACTGTAGGAAATTCTGTATAAGCTCCAAAATTAAAATCTATAGATTGAGTAGTAGCTGAAATAGCTTTTCTAGTTTTTTTAAGAAGAAAAGAAACTGCTTCACCTCCTGAGCTTTCATATACTGTAATTTCTGTAGGGTCTAAAGAATTAGAAACAGCAAAATTAATAGGATCTTCTATTAAAAATTTAGTTGTATTAGTATTTGAAGATACTATAGAATTAGCACCTACAACTAATGAATAAGTAAAATCTGGGTTTTTTATTCCACTTTGATTAATTGATGGGACTAATTGATAGATATCTAAATCAACTGTAGCAGCTGCAGTTGCTTTAGGTTTATAACCCATCATATATGCTAATTCATATATATTATTAGCTTGACGGGCGTATTGTAAAAATGTTTCTTGGAACTGGTTGTCTAAATAAAATGATAATACATCACCTACATAAGCAGATAATTCCATTAACATCATACCAGGTGATGATGAACTAAAATCATTGTATGAAGTAGGGAAATATGTTTGAGAATATTCGATTAATTCATTTCTAAATACCTCAAAATCTTTTCCTAGATATTTTATTTCACGTTTAATTGGTTTATTTGCCATTTTATATAGTAATTACAATTACATCTTCACTATTTAATACTTTATATTTGATGTAAAAATTAACATCATTAGGCTCATCAGGGGATGGAGCAAATGATATATCAGTTACATTAACACCTTCTACATTAGCTTCTATTCCTCTTTTAAGATTTTCTCCTAAACCCTCTAAATCATTATCAGTTAAAGTAAGATCAAATATTTTACTTCTTAAATTAGCACCAAAACCCGGACGAAACATTCTTTCATTAGCGTTAGTTAAAACGTAATTAATAATATTATTTTTAGCAGCATCCTTAGTAGTATAATTAGCAGTTATAGCACTTGGTTCTGAAAAAGGAATATTAATTCCTACCGCTATTTGCGGTTTTAAATCTATTGGGTTTATAGTTCTAGGAGATAAAGCCATTATTTATGATTTAATAATCCCATAATTTGGTCCATACCTACATTACCTGAGGGTAAAGTTCCATTTGCTGGGTCGAAGCCTGATTGGGGTTTAAAACTAGGGACATCTTGAGAAGTAAAAGATAAACTAGTTTCACCTAATACTTGTTCATATAATTTTTTTTTATCTTGACTGTTAATACTAGGAGTAGATGTAGATTTGGTTTCTACAACGGGTGATTTATTAGATTTAACAGCTTCCAAAAGAATATCTTTTAATTCTTCTTGAATTGCTTCTCTTACAGCTTCTTTAATTAGATTTTTAAGTTCTGTTGTTTTCATATGTTATAAATATAAAGTTTAGTAAGCTTTTAAATTATCTCTGTCAATAATCAATTTAAGCTCATTAAGTAATACATTAGGGTTAGTTGTAAATGAAGGAGTTGTTTTAAGTAAAGCTATATTACTGTTATTATACGCTACTCCTTGATTTTGAGTTAATTTATCATTAAATGGGATTGTTTCTATTTTTAGAGTAAATCCTTTATAAGTTGAATCTGAATTTTCTTCTATTGCGGATGGAAGTAAATCCTGGGGGATTTCATTTAAAATAGCATCTGGGCGGCAGAATTTAATTAGATCATCTAAGCGTAATAAAATATTAATTATTTTAGTAACTATAGAAGATACTAATGCAATTGGAACTGAGGTAGCGTTTACAGAGCCTAGGAGTTTAGATACTTTAGGGGTTAAATTACTTTTTAAAGAATCTAACACGTTTACAGTTACTTGTAATGGGCCTAATATATTAGCTACAGGAGCAATAGCAATACCAGCATTAAGTGCGGTTTGAGTAGGGGGTATAATTTTTAAAGCTTGATCTAAATTATCTAATATTTCTTGGTTAATATTAAGAGTAACATTTAATTTATCTAATTTATCTTTACTTTGAGTTAATTTTAGTAAAATATTATTTCTAATTTCTATTAATTTATCTAAAGACTCAGGAGTAGGACATATAGTAGGTTTTAAATTATTTAATTCGTTTATGTTTTTACTTTTTTTATAATCTTCAAAAGTAGTTATCCCATATTCATTTACTAAAGATGTAATTTTAGGTAAAGTAAGTTTCAGTAATTGTTTACCTACATTTAATATTAATTTACCTAAATTATTAGCTCCCTTAGGTTTTAAAGCATCGGGAATGCTTTGTTCAACTATTTGGTTATCTATTTGACTAACACTAACAGACTGTTTTTTACTTTCTCTTTCTTGTTTTTCTTTTATTCTTTGTTCTTCTACTTGTTGTGGAGTAGGTTTTGGGGAAGGGGATAAAGTAGCCATTATACAGTTTTAACGTATTTAGATTTTAAATCGTTTATATTACGAATTAAATCATTAATATTATTATTAACTAAACTAGCAACTGTGGCTGTTGGTTCTAGTCTTACACCTTCAGGAACACCTACTTGATTAGATAAATTTGAAGTTAATGTAGCTAAATTTTCTAATAATTGAAATAATAATTCAACAGTAGTATCACCTAATAATACGGGTTCAGTGGCATTTTTAGAACCTAAATATAATTCATTAGCTTGAATAACTAAATTAGAAGTATCTATATTTACACTTTCAAGAGAACTTAAGCTAATGCTTTTTGGTGAACTTAATAATATATGATCTGTTTTACTATTAAATAATAGTCTATCTGAGTTTAGAACAATTTGATTGCCTGTATATTCCTGAGGAGATATAGGTTCAGTAGAATAACTGTAATAATTTAAACTAGAAACAATAATAGGAAGTTGTTGGGTAGATGTTAAATATAATGAAGATAAATCATCATTAATATTTTCTGTTATATGAACCCATCCATCATTATTAGCATTTAATGATTGACCATTTCTAATAATGGTGATAGGATCACCACTAGCTCCTGAGTTTGACCAATTATTAGCTGATGAAGAAGGGGTTGATATAGGGGTTGATTCAACTTTAGCTTGAAGTGATACTTGGATTTGAGCAAATTGTTCGTTAGTATATTTAGGATCATTAGGATTATCTATACCCCTAATATAAGGAGTAGGACCTACTGTTGCATTTGCTGTTATATTAGTATCTAAATAAGGATAATTAAATAAAATATCTTCTAAATTTTGAACTCTAGTTATAGCTAAATCCCCAACACTATATCCAGGTGGATTAGGCACTTGAGATTCTTGACCTAATAAAGATACACTTATACTATATTTAGGATATTGAGTAGCAAATTGAGCAACCTTAGTATTTAATTGTTCTAATGTAACTTTAAATTGTGGAGATATAATAGTCCCATTTGAATTAAATGTAAGTTTTTCTTTATAAGATTGATTTATATCTTTATAAGTAGGTGTTGTAGTAGATGATTTAACTACAGTAGAACCTAATCTTATACTATTACCCCATCTACCTTCATGTATAACATCACCTTCAAAAGGAGTTAATGGATGAATATTAGATCTTTCAATAAAAGTATTACCTAATTTAATTTCAGTAGATTGATCAGTTACTCGTCTAACACTACCAGCTTCTACTTGTTGATAATCTTTAGTTTGTGAACTAGGAAGATTAGCATTGGGTGGAGAAAATGGAATAGCATTATGGTGAGGGTGATTCCATATATTTACAGGATTAATGTAATATAAGGTTTCTGATGATAATTCTAATTGGTTGTTTGGAGATGGTAAAGCTAAAGTGTAAACTATTTCATTTACTAATGGAAAACTTTTAACATTTGGAAATAAAGGTAAAGCTGAAAGGGTTGTAGGTTCATCAGTTGAAGATCCTAAAGGATTAATAAATATAGTTCCAATTCCATTTTCTTGACCTACTTCATTATATTTCTCATGACTAGAATCTAAAACTATACTTTTAACCCTTGATGGGGTAAAAATTGTAAAAGATTGAATAGTCGGAATACTATTGTTTCCGATTAATGTGTTTAGTTGAGAAAGATTGTAAATAGGTCCAGTAGCCATTATTTTTTATTTTGAAGTTTTTCCATTTCTTCTAATAATTGGGATTTTTCTTCATCACTAATACCTAAACCGGATTCAGTGTTTTCACTATTAAGGGCTCTTTGAGCTAAAGCTGCCATTTTAACAAGTAAATCATCATTTTTAATTCCTAACTCCATATATTCTTTAATTAAAGGAACTATTAAGGTAGCATCACCAATATCGGAAATTAAAGGTTTTAATTCCGAAATTAAAGCATTTACTTGAGCATCTTTTTTCTTTTGGTTTTCGTAAATTTCTTCAAGTAAGTCTGAGAATTTTTTCTTACCAAATACTTTTTTATCAAACTGGCTCATAATTATAATGTTTAGTTTGATTATAAATATTAAAAATTAAATTTTTGGGAAATCTGTATATCCTTCGTCTAAATAGAAAAGATAATTGTCTTTAAATATATCGTAAAGTTGATTAGCTATTTTAGTAATTTTAGGAGTTTTTACTTCAATTTGTTCTCTAATGTATATATAAAGTGCTTTTTTATTAAAAATATCTATTTCTTCTCGTTTACGGAATAATTCTAAAATAGCATCTGCTACTTGAGCATCGTGTGTTTTAGGAAATAATTTATATAAATTTTTAGTGCAATATGTTACATATTCATCTAAATATAATGATAATAACTCTTGTTGAGATGTTTCTCCAATATTATAAGAATAAGTTTCATCTTCTTCTAAAATAGAAGTAGGAGCAGTATCAATACGTTTTTTATAATTTTTTTGATTTTGGAGAATTAAATATCGTTTAGCGATAGTTCCAAAATAAGAATATGCTTTTGCACCCTTAGCAGGATTAAATAAATGAATTTTACTAAGGAGGAATGTAATTACTTCGTGTTGTAAATCTTCAATATTATCTACTTCAGTATAGTAGAATTTGAATGTGTGAATAATATTTTCCGTTAATTTAAAAAACGGGTAATGGATTCGTGAGTGATATAGTTTGTCTTTTTCCTCAAAGGTTGCAGCATTGTTATAAGCAACAATTGCATCTTCAGTATCCTGAGTGAAATAATTTTTATCAGATTTAGGTTTTCTTTTTGTGGGAGTCATAATTTAAAGTTCTTTAAAGCCTCGTTAAGTAGCTTAATCCTTTCAAAGAAAAAACCCACTTCGTCATCTGACTTAAAAGAACCTTTATTATCTATTTCTTGTAACCTTTTATCAATGAATTCAACAGTTTCGCTTAATCCCTTAATATAATTTTCATAACTAGTGATTATATCTTCAGCTTTTTCGTTTTTGCGTAAAAGGTTAAAGGTCGTATACCCTAAGGTAACGACCAATAACGAAAGTATGACAAGGATAGTTATCATAAATTATTTAACATATTTTTTAAATTTTCACTTTGAATGGAACCTAATGCCTTTTGTTGTTTTGTTTGGGTAGACTTAGGTTTGTCTGTCAATGTAAAATTCTTTTCTTGGGGAATCACGGGATTCTTAAATTTTGGTAACCATTCTCTTTCAAATTCAATTCTAGCTGCCATTAGATCGGCCTGGTGTAGAATGAAGGGTAGTGAAGTGCGTGGACGTGATTCGGGCATATAAGACATAAGGTATTTTTTATTACCATCATCATATAAACCATCATGAGTTTGGATAGCAATCATCTCATTAAATGTATATTGAATACCATGAGATTGAAGCATAAATAATCCTCTATCAGGAACTGAAGCGAATGCTAATTGGGTGTTAAATTTATAATCTTCACCTAGTTTTTCTTTTCTCCATTTATCATCTTGAGGGATATAAGATTCATGTTCTTCATCTCCCATTTTACCAAGGTCATGGTTAATAGCAGCAAATACAAGTTCTTCAGTTGTAAAAGTATCCATATCAGCACCTTCACTTTCCCAAAGTTTAGCTTGTTTAAGAGCACAACGAACAACACGATTTACATGCTCAACATATCCTCCAGGAAAAGCATTGTGGTATTCTTTTTTGTGAGCAGCGGGCATAAGCATAACGCGCTCAGCATACGTCTCATAGAATTCAACTAGTTTTTCTTTACGTGGGGATGAGATATGAGCATTGATGTTACCAATAAAAATATTCCAATTGTTTTGGATTTGTTCTGCTGTTAAGTTCATACACTTAAAATTTGATTGTTTAATATTAAGTAATCAATTACCCCATTTTGGAGATGATTAATAGCTTCTTGGGGGTGATTGATAATTGGTTCTCCATGAATGTTAAACGAAGTGTTCATAGTGCATGGGATACCTGTTAATTTGTTAAATTCATCTAATATACTATAAAAGGGCTCATTCCCGGGTTTTGCAATTTGGGGACGAGCAGTATTATCAAAAGTATTGATAACACCTGGGATTTTAGGTGCCCATTGTTCTTTTACATTGTAACATAATGTCATAAATTCAGCTGCATATTTAGATTTATAACAATAAAATAATAAATCTTCTTTACCACTCAAAACTACTGGTGCGAAAGGCATAACTTCACTTCTATTAAGTCTGAAGTTAATGTATTCTTGGGCTTTGGGGTCAGATGGATCATACATTATAGAAGTTGCTCCTAAAGCACGAGGACCCCATTCTCTATTATTAGCATATATTCCAATTACTTTTCTCTTTTGAAGTAATTGAGCTATATATCGTGCATCAAATTTCTGAGTTTTGATATTAGAAGGGATATTGGTATCGTAAGTAGGATTACCTAAAAATAAATTAGGTAAAGTAGTAACCTTAAATTCTTGTAATTTTACAGCATGGGCTATAGCTGCGCCTAAAGCTAACCCTTCATCACTCATAGCGGGTGCTACAAATATTTCTTCAAAATCTAAATATTCATTTATTTTTTGGTTCAATTTTACATTAGCAAATATTCCCCCTGCTAAACATAATTTAGTTGTATGGGGTGCTAAAGTTTTGAAATATGAAATAAAATCTAACATATATTGTTCAGTAAACATTTGTAACATATAAGCTACATCTTGTTTTACTGAAAATTGGGTTAGATCTAGGGTAGAGATATATTTTGTAACTTGATGTAGATTTCCCCATTTATAATCTATTACTCCAAAATTGCTAAAGTCAAATAAATGACCAATAGCATCATACATTTCTTGGTTAAATTTACCTTGAGCAGCAAGTCCTACTAATTTACCTTCATCTTTCCCACCAACAAACCCAAGTAAATCAGTTACATCATGCCACAAAGAAGCTAATGAATCAGTTCCTGCTACTGAAGTAAAGGGGAGGATTTGGTTATTAGTTCCTAATGATACAGAATATTTAATATCTCTATTGTATTTCCATTCAGTTCCCCATTGGCTATCTTTATTAAGTAAAATAGGATATTCAATTTCAGTATCATCAAATTCTATCCCAAGTTTTACACTTTCTCTCCATTTAACATACCAATCACTAATGTGGGCTTTAGGATTTGGTAAGGGAGGTTTAGTTTTAAGAATCTCATCAATAATACTTTCAGTGAGGATATTAGCATCAGTTAATGAACTGTCTCCTCCGTCATATGTTATAATTAAAGTATCATCTTTAAAACCAGAGATATAATATGAACTACAAGCATGAGCATAGTGATGTTCATATAATTGTATTTCTTTTTTAGAACATAGTTTTCGTAATTCATCAAAACCACAAAGAACCATTTTAGGCATAACTACTATGACATCTTCGTCATATATAGAAATGCCTTCTAACTCTTGGAGTTTTTGTAATGAAAAAGTAGGGAAAACAAATTGATTTAAGACTCCTTTAAGTCTAGTAAATCTTTCCTCCGCAAAACAGTGTTTTATTTTTCCATCAACTATATAAGCTACTCCACAGTCGTGACCTACAGTAGATAACCCTATAATTTTTGACATGTTTATATGTTTAAATCGAGTCTCGACTAATCATAAATTTAATATCCGTGAGTAATTCTTCGGCTGTTTCTACCATTTTGTAAAATTCATCTAAAGAAACTCTAGTGGCACCAACTTTCATTTGTTTGTGTAATCCTTCTAGTCGTTCGATTTTAGATACTAATAATTCTTGATTTCTCATATTGTAACGTTTTATGGGGGTATATTATGGGCACCCCTATCACCCTTATATCTCTATATCTTTTCTTATCTTCCTAACCCCTGTATCTCTAAGTTACAAAAAAAAGGTTATGATGGCAAGTTTTTCTTTAATAAGTCTTTAACTTTTTTGATATGTGCACATTTTTCGTATTCTTCTCTATTTTCCCAAAATAAAAGAGCTAAATCGCATGCTGTAATAGTATATTCATCTGAGAAGATATGTGAGGCATCTATCCCTTGTTCTGAGGTAGGGTCATAATCTTTAAGGTATGTCCAAGCTCTCGTGTGAGTAACGAATTCACCTGCATCACTGTCCATGTCCACCATCTTAGCTAGGTCCGGCATAAATTCCATGAATTTCTCCATTTTTTCTGTCATAGCTTTTTGGTTCCATATAATTTTTTTAAACATACCTAATTTGAATGCTTGTGTTTCTTGAAGTTCGAATAATGCTGCCTTATCCTTTAAAGAAGCATTATCATCAAAAGCACCAAATATTTTGTTTATGTTCATGGGAATTCATCTAAATCGGTTTCTACTTTTATTCTTCCGCTTTTGTATACGGTCATTCTTGTAGGATACCAATCATCAAAATAGCTAAATACAATTTTATATTTTGTTAAGTCGTGCAGTTCACAGTCAAGCTCACCCAACCATTCTTGAACATCTTCTTTGGTAAATGTTCCTTCTAGATAGTATTGGTGAACTATTTGGGCGTAATCTTTAATTTTTGCCTGTGCTTTCACGTGTATAAATATATTCAAAATTTATTTCACCCCAGGTAGTGGTTGTTGTGTAGTAATTCATTATATCGCGTATTTATCATGATATTTAGGGTTCTCTTGGTCTGGGTTATTTGTTAGTAATTAACTCTTTGAGTTTGTTTAATATCAAACTCTTTATAAATTTTAGCCTCTAATTTATCCACTCGGCTATCAGTGTGTCTAACAACTTGTTCTTCAACACGGTTAATGTGATCCGACAAATCATTTCGGTAGCGTTCTACCTCGTAATGTAATTCTCTAACGTTAGCATCTAGCTCTCGTTGAGTTTTTTCCGCTTGTTTGCGGGTGATGTTTAAAGTCTTTAAGACCAAAAACGTTCCTACGACGAGTAATAAGTCAATCACCGCAAGAACACCTAAAGTAAAAGATA